GTCTTGCAATACCGCCAGCACCAAACATTCCTGACTCTGTAAATTCCTGACCGAATCGACCAGCACCAAGAAGCCCTTGTCCTAGTGGAGTTTCATTGAAGAATGTCTCAGCACGCTGCATTGCGCCTTTATCACGAGGCGGTTGAAGATCGACAGGGGATGCCGTTGGCTGTGCAGCAGCGGGTGTCGCCTGAACACCAGTTGGAACAGGTGACTGCTGAATCTGTGCAAAGTCCTGCTCAGACTGCGCCACGAAATCGAGGAACTTCTGCCCTGCGTCTGGGTCGTCACGTTTCAGGCGAAACTGGTTGCCGGTTAGTTCACGGGCAACTCGGTCAATGTCATCTCTGGGGTCGCCAACACCAAAAGGGAAGACCAATATGTACCTCCCTGACTACTGCGAAAAAAGGAATCTGGCTGGTGATGTAAGCCGTGAAATGCTTGAGCCAATTTGCTGTGACGGCGTGCGCCTGATTCGGCGTTGCAAATTGAAGTCGTTGTTCAGGAAATCAGTAAACGTAATCGGTTCCTGTCCCTGAGAAATCCGGTTTCCCAGTGCGCCAAAGAACTCGTTCTCGATTGACGGGAACAAGTTACTTACGAACGGGCGGTTGAACTGGGTGACGGGAGAACGCTGTTGGCGTGAAAGACTGTCCAGAATCGTCTGGAAGCCTATCTGCCGTCCTTCTCTGGTATCCGAAAGAACATCGAATATGTCTATAGGCGTAGTCATTTACCCGAAGATTCTCTCATTCAAAAAGTCTGCGAACGTGCCTCTAGTGGGGCGTTCTTGAGACAAATACGACTGTGATAAATCATATGCTGATGGCAGGAATCGTGACAGTGAGCCAAACCTTGTGCGCGCAGCTTCACGGGCAATGTTGGCAAGATTTAGCCCTTGCTCAGTTGTTGCAGGGTTTAAGAAGCTACCAGCAAGTAAAGTCGGAAGTTGCTCTTCGCCAAACTGCCTGAAACCCTGCGCCTGTGTCAGCAAGTCACGAGCCTGCTGCGCTCCCTGACGACCAAGTAGTGAACCGCCCTGTAGGTTCTGGGCGATGAAGTTCTGAAAAGAAGGCTCTGCAATCGTCGGGTCAACTGGGTCTCCGCCAGATCGTAATGCCTCTGTGCCGAAGAATCGTGAGAATAGTGGCTGTTGTGCTGCTCGTGTTTGTGCGCCAAGAAGACCGCCGCCAGCACCAATGTTCACGCCGCCCTGACGCAACGCTCGCTCAAACGCAGGACCAAACTCAAATCGTTCGATGTCTTCCTCTATTGGGAACGTAGGAGGTTCTAACGTATTTCGAGGTGGAACAGCATTAAGAGAAGATTTAGCAGACGACAGGTTTGTAAAGAAGTCAACCATGTTTGGGTTGTCTTGACCGTTCGTTACACCAGCAGTTCCGCTAGTTATTAGCGCGCCATCATTTCTAACACCGTAAAGCCTTGCACCAGTTGCCTGTCTCGCATCTTCGATGGTTCTGCCAGATTGTCTAAAAGTAAGGTTTGAACCAAGAGCAGCCTGTCCCGCTCTCTGGGCTTCCTCTCGCGAATTAGCCTTTATAAAAACAATGCCGAGTTCAGGGTGTAAGAATGAAAATATCTGCATCGTTAAATCTCTATACGTTCGGCTCTAAGCCTGCTGCTTCTGCTGTATTCCTTGGTGCTATCGTGTTGAAGCCTGCATCTCGTGACGGCTCACGGCTTACGCCAGGTCTTCCTGCTTGCGGAAACACCGCTGAATCTAACCCTACTGTAGCAGATGTCGGGTCTACTTGAGAAGAGACACCGTTAGGTGACGCTCCGTTAGGCGCACCACCCATACCGTCTGCTGCTGCCTGCAACGGGTTTTGTCCTATTGCCTGCATAAACGCAAATTTTCGCGCTTGGTCTTCCATGTACTGCTGCTCCAGCGCACGTTGCAGTTCTGATTCTACAAACGCCACGACTTCTTCGTTGCCGGTTCTGTGCGCTGCTTCCAGTTGAGTCAGCCACATTGCAGCAGGGCTGGACATTCGTGCCTGCGCTGCAAACATGCGGGTTTTCTCTTGGTCGTAGTCCTGAACACGAGCAATCTTTGTTGCGGCGTATTGCTTGGAGACAAGTGCCATGCCTTGAGCATCTGGGGTAGACGCAAGTTGTGCTGCCTGCCAGAGTGCAACGTCATCGTGTGGCTGAACCTGAACCAGTTGAACTGAGATGCGGTTATGCCCCTTGATGTCATCTGGGGAAATAGGTCGATTGAATGGAATATCTGTGTGAGTTTTACCACGTACCTGAATCGTCTTGTACTTGCCTGTTTCGTATTGAGAAATCAGGTTTTCCAGAACACCAAGTAGCAGTGATTCGACTGCCTTGATGTACGGAGCGGCAACTTCTGCGTCTGACTGCGTAATGATGTCCAGTGCAGCACCGGATACAGGCACTCCAAGTCTTCCGAGTCCTGCTTCTGAGAGACCGGCGTTGGATTCATCGAGTCTAAGTTCCGCTTCCAGTGCAGCGGTGTCTGCCGTTAGTTGTGCAACTGGGAGTAGTTCTACGTTCTCGTTGTTATCAGTTGACAGATTCAACTCGCCACCGGACTCGAACGGGTCTTGGTCAAACTCTTTCGTTCCGTCACGAGAAAAGACCTTCATCGTTCCCTGAACCCGCTTGGCTGTGAGTGCCATACGGTACGAGGCAAGGCGGTCTACTTGCGGCTTGGTGTGCTTGAGAGCGGCAAACACGCTGTCACCAACGTCTTCGATGCCGGGAATATCACGAACACCTTGGATGTCGTCATTGAGCGTGTAGTTCATCACTCCAGGATTGTTCCCGATCAACCGAATGACAACTGGGAACTTTTCTGCATGGGTGTCAGTTGGCTGCTTTGCAAACTGGTTGTCAATGATGACAGCGTTCAGGTACTTGCCATTGAGTTTTGAGCCGTCTTTTTGCGTTCCTTTCCAGTAGTAGTCCACGACGCGCACGTTTTCATCGTTATCGTCGTCGGTGTTTCGTACTGGGTCTTCGGAATCAAACTTAAATTTAGGATATTCGTCACGGATGTCTTGCTTGGAACGCTGTGTGACAATAGCTGCCCACAGTGGTTCGCCTCGCCCCTTCTCAAACACGATGTTTCGAGGGTCAATCGGGACAATATCTTCTATGGTGTTGCCGTTTTCGTCCTTAATAAGCACGGCACGAGTAGCAATCCACGCGCCACGGACAGTTCCAAACCACGCATTCATGCCCTGAACGGTGGATGCCATGCCTGAGTTTTCTAGGCGTTCATCTGCGTTTGCCAGCATTCCGATTGCGAGGCGTTCAGTTGCGTTGTTCTGGTCTCTGAAGTTCTCGTTGTCGGCATCGTCTTCAACGCGAATAATTCGGTCGGCAAAACCTACGAGATTGGAGACTTTTCGTGCGAGAATCTTCGGATAGTTCGTTGTGACAGCATCTTCTTGGCGAATTCCTTCTACGGCACTTGGCTTGAAACGTTCGTTTCGCCAGCCCCATGCGTACTCATCGTCCATGATTTCAGTACGTTTCAGGAATACTTGTTCTTTGCGGTCTACCCGCTCAAGAATTCGCTGGATTTTCGCTTCATCTCGCTTTAATGCTGCCATTTAGAGTTTGCCTAGCCTGCGAAGTCTTTCTTTCCGAGAGATAACTTTGATCTTGGAATCTTGATGATATGCCTCTTTCCGCATCTGCCATGCTAACCCAACTGCCATAGGGTAGTCATCATGTGTGCCGACCATTGCTTCGATGCGACCGTCCTTATCAGGGTTTCTGATGACGGTTGAGAACTGTGAAAGCCCGTTTTTAGAGGGAATTGTAATCAATCTTTCTCGAACAGCTTCGATAAGCTCACCCCAGAGAAGCGGGCGAGAGCGGGAATCCGTATGCCAACCAACCCTTCCTGAAGGTTGACCGTTGGGATTACGCCTTTCGTAGAGTCTTGGGTATTTGAGGTCTCTCGCTTTGTCGATTGTGAGTTGACCCCAGTCGTTATCTTCGATAGCCCAGATCGGATTGCCGTAGTCTTCAAGGAGCCGAACGGATTCCTGGGCAAGATGCTCTGGAGCAAGCGTTTGAGAATCAACATCGGCAACCACGTAACCAGTTTCAACATCAATGATAGCGGTAGTTGCATAGTCGTTTCCTGTTCCGTGGGAAGTGTCCGTTCCAGCCGCATACCGCTTCCCGACAGCAGGCTTCTGGTAGATATTGACCACCCCATTTCTCGTTTCAACAGGGTCTTTAGCGTCATTCTGCATAGATTCAAGTGCATCTGTGTCGAATGCAGCCATTGCCCGTGTTGGACGTAATGCTTCTTCTTCAGTCTCTGGGTGTTCCTGCTCCATGTAGAGTTCAGGAGTCATGCCCTCAGAGGTTGGAGCCTCTTTCTTCACCCGTGCGTGCCACTCGTCGTCTCTGTCTGGGACACTGCGCCAGCCGTGAAACACTTTGTGGAAGCCGTTTGTCTCGGAATTACGGTAAATCTCTTTAAATAGAGAGCCAGCGGTCTTTTTGTTGATCGTTGAGACCTGAATCAGTTGTGCGCCACGGTCAATTGTTGGCTTGATGGCTGCGTAGTTCAGTTCCAGGTTCTCGTGAAAGTCCGCTTCGTCTTGAATTACAAGCGTTGCAGTCTCACCACGACCCGCATTCTCAGTTGACGGCAGTGCGGTAATCTTGGATTTCATGGACGGGAACGTAACTGTGGTGTCGTTCGACCGACCAGTGCCAGTTTGCAAATGCGGAGGCAAGTTTTCCATGATGGTCTTGCACTTGCCAAGGAACACGCTGGATTCAAGTTGTCCTTGCGAGAAGATAAGTACGTTTGCGCCTTCGTGGTACTGGGCTTTCCACGTGGCATACGCAGCCAGAATCCACGACCACCCAATCTGGCGGCTTTTGAGTACAGAGATGAGTCTCTTCGGGTCTTCAGTATCGGAGCCAGCCAGTAAAACAGCGGCTTCTTTGATGTGCTTCCACAGTTTCAGTTGGATAATTCCGCCCTGAGATGTGGCAGTAGGCGGGTCGAGCAGTTTTACGTGTTCCAGAAAATGAACAAAAGACCTAGAAACGATCTCTCGCTCTAGGTCACGTACTGTATAAGTCGGTGTCTCAGTCGCCATTCTCAGAGTTTACTACGCGGTTTCCTGATACTTACACCCGCAACTCAAAAGCATTGAGCCATCTTCTTGTTCGGTGCTAGCCTCATCCCATCGTTTACGGTCGAGATTCACTAAGTTGTAATCACTGTTCTTCATGGACATAAGAGAACGGAGTAAACAAGATGTTGCCGGTCCGTATTTGTGAAAGCCAACACCGTAATGATCTTCGACGATCACATCACAGTATTTAAGAAGGGTAATTTTCATGGTTCTGGATGCTTGTAGATACGGCGTTTACCAAGAATTAAGTCCTTCATCCAATCTGAAGTAGGTTCCGCTGGAAATATTTTGTATAACTCCGAAACCTGCTCCCATTCTTCTTCATCGAATTGAAGTGTAATTGTGTAGTAATCCCCATCTTTTACTTCAAGAACTCCCGTGTCGATGATCTTCTGGAGTTCATCCATCGTTGTTCTCTTGATGTTTTTTGCAACGTCCGTTCTTGTAAACATGGTAAATACACGGCTGCTCGGAACACTGCGGGAATCTCGTAGACCGTGGCATCTGAAACGTGTCCACAGAGGAAACAGAGAAATCAGTCACTCTTGCTCTCCATCAGTCAACATCATGTGAGTCAACACAGTCGCATCCAGACAGTCCTCACACAACCACTCGTCTTGCAAAGCATCTATCTGGTACAAGTCGTACCGCTTCTTCTCACACGCAACACATATTGGTATCTGAGTAGACATAACGGGGTTATTCTACGGCATCAGTGGGCTTTTCCTGCCCCATAAGTTCGCCCCACGCAGAAACAGCATCACTCAAAGACTCGTTAAATGGGTGGTAAACATCAGGACGGTTGTGCCAGCCAAGGGTGTTGTTGCATGGAGTGAACACACCATTAGACATAAAAGGCTCAAAACAGCGGTTCTCAGAACGATCAGGCGAGTCTTCTAAACGACGCAATCGGTCATCAATGTCTTTAACCCAACGCTCTAACTCAAACCTGTCCAACATAAATAATCCCCACTCTTTCATGTCCCGTGAACTCACATTAGCACGTCCCGCAAACAAAGAGACCGCCCAAGGCGCAGCAAACTGGGGAACCAGGCACGGACAATGCCCACGGAGAACACACAAACGCCTCAGACGGTCACACAGAACTCTAGCAGACAGCGGGCAGGCAGCGGAAAACTAGAGGTCTCAAAATTAGGTGCGGAATTTTTACGGGCTAACAACAACATCACAACCAACATCCGCCAAGACATACCCGCCCACCAACACACACACACCACCACCACCACCAGCACACACACACAGCCATCCATCGTCATCATGTCTCCCTAGTCCTCAGTGTGCCGTGTCCTCTGCCGTTCCCATGTCTTCCAGTGACCAGCTAGCCAGGTTGCCAGCCAACCTCACGGCAACCACACGCAATCCGAGCCAACTCGTACCGTTTACCTGTTGACAGATGCATAACGGTATGCAACGATAGATGAACACAAGTTGATTGGAGAAATTGAAATGACTTACCAGCAGTACGACGATACCGACTACCGACAGTGTGCAGAGTGCAAGCGATGGATTGACTTCGCTTACCCTGACATCAACGATGGAGTTTTCCAAGTTGACAACGGGAAAGCGTTTTGCTCCGATGAGTGCCATGACCACTTCGGGCTAATGCAAAAATACGACACTTTCGCAGCGTCACACTAACTAGAACGATTGGAGAACAACTGATATGAAGGACTACATCCAAAAACGCATTGACCGTACAGGTACAGAGTTACGCTGGACATCGTGGGAGTCCAGCAATGGAAACAGTGTTGAAGATGTGCTGTGTTGGACTCACAGAGCGGAACTTAGAGACCTGACACGCAGCGTAATCACTGGCGAACCTGCCGACCTGCCATGCACCGACTGCCAAGCCGAACTGGCATACATTCCACAGTAGTTAACAGCCGATTGATTGGAGCAATTGAGATGACAGTACACCCCACAGTCCGAGACTACACCGGAACGCTCATGATGAATGCAGATGCGCTCGCATACGAGATTAGGCAGCTGTTAGACCTTGAACAGAATGCACACATCATTGGTGCGCTCAATATCTCGGACATCCTGGAAGTTGAAAATAAGGTGGTCGAAATGCGAAACCGAATCAAGGAACTTCGCGGAGACTTCGCCAACATCCAAACCTAGCCCAACAACCGAATCCAACCGATGCGCCCATGCTTTCCAGTGTGGGCGTTTTCGCGTCTGAAAACTTCTCTAACCGCTACGTCTTGGGAAACAGTGGGAAACAGGGAGAACCGGAGAACTAATCTTCTGCCGGTTTACTCTCAGGGAGAACCTTGAACTCTCCGTCTTGGGTGTTCGCGTCCACAGAGAGAGCCTGTTCACGCAGTGCCAGTAGTTCGGCTAGTGTGAACGGCTGTAACGGCTGTGTGTCGTGGTGAACTGTGGACTCAGATACGTCAACGAACATACGGAGATGTTTACCTAATAGTTCGGTTGCGCGTACTGCGTTGGACTCGACTTCTGCGTTGGTCGCGAAGTGTATAAGTCTCTGGATTACGAAGTTCTGGTCAACGGTTCTCTTAGAGTCTTCCAGTTCTCTGATACGTGCTATCTCTTGTTTAACCTTAGGAATAGTTAGTAGTTGGCTAGCAGTAACGTGAGCACCGTTAACTGAGTACCCTGCATTCTTTGCTGACTGAGTACCGTTACCTGAGTATGCGTACTCTTTCGCGAACATCTGTTGTCTATCAGTTAGCTTTGTTTCGGTAGTCATGAGGACAGTTTACCTAGTGCCTCCATGCGTTCACAAGTTCACTTCGGATGCTACTGGAGGTTAACTTCAAAGAGAAAACTTAACAAAAGAGAAAGTTTCTTCTGTTTACCGGCGCAAGATTCAATTCCCTATTGGGTCGAATCGCCTAGAGCAGCTACTTCCAGACTCGCCATACATGTTTGCTGGTACACGCTAAACCGCTGAGTACCATCGTACCCAATTCAACAACAAACCTCAAATATCTCTTGACACCTACATAACACTATGCAATCATGTACCTACACAACGGATTGGAGTTCCTAAAGTGACTACAACACTTAATATCTCAATCGAGACAGATAACGCAGCGTTTGAGGACAACCCGAACGAGATTAGAGAAGTTCTGGCACGTATTGCCGACAGTGTGACCAATGGCGAATACGTTGGAATCATTCGAGACAGCAACGGAAACGCCGTTGGCAACTGGATACACGCTGGATAACAACTAGCCTACTAAGTGACGATTGGAGAACTGAAAACATGACTACGCCTTACGCTAGCTACAACAACTGCCCCAAAGCCCCACGGCACGAGTTTCACAAACCACGCCCTACCAGCACAATCAAGATTTGCATTTGGTGCGACCAGTTCAGGCACGTAACACCTCGAAAAGAAAAGGTCGAACGAACCGATCTAACCGATAACATCACAATCGTTTCGATTTCATAGCCACACTGACGAGCCGTATACGGCGAAACTGCCAACCTAGGAGAACTGGCAGTCTGTGGATAACCACTAAACGGATTGGAGAATCCCAAAATGAAACAGACAGTTTACGAATCCGACTTTATCGACGCTTTCCGACAGATTCGACCTGATAACTTCTCATATGATGGGCTAAAAGCACTCTACGCCGATCAAATCGAACTGGAAAATGCTCTTGGCGAAGAAATCGAACTCGACGTTATCGCTATCTGTGTTGATTTCTCAGAGTACGAAAGCATTGAAGAATTCCAACAGGACTACGGCGACGAGTACAAATCAATCGACGACGTGGCACAGTCAACAACCGTTATCGACATCGACGGAACCGCTTTTATAGTGCAATCGTTCTAACTCACCCGTTTATGCGTTCCAGACTAGGAACCTGGGGCGCATATGCAGGCGTTTTAGATAGCCTGATAACTGGATTGGAGAACCTAAGTTGACTAAGTACACCGAACAAGAGTTAGCAGTCGATGCGCTGATAACTGCGTCTAAGCAGATCGTCGGGCAGATTGACTTTGCTATTGCAAGAGGTTTCATAAACCCGAATGACATTGTGACCACTGGCGCACTCAACCGCATCAAGGACGCAATCGACCGTATCGAGAGTTAGAGAAATTGGAGAACCTAAGTTATGCAACGCATTATCAAAGAAGATGAACGATACGATCTGGTTAACACGCCAGTCACGCTCAATGGGCAACCGGCACAAATCGCAGGTGCAAAGATGGATTTCCCGATTGTCCGAAACATCGAAACCGGCGAACACTATGAGTACGCATGGCAAACCGTGGCACACGTAGTCGCTAACGGTGGAAACTTCAAGAGTTAACCAAGATGACTAAATGCCGTACCTGTGGAATGCTCCGCTGCTACAAGTATCACCACCTAGGGGGAACACGATCATGCACGATTGCTACTGGATACGATTAGACCGTCGCCAATGGAACGCAAATATCCGGTGGTGGCAGTTCTGGCGCAAGCCCAAGCCAATTAACGACATTTGCAACGACTGCCAGCGACTTAATCACTGGCGTGCAGCAGCTAAGCGTAATTACAGCGTGAAATATTAGATGCTCTACGTCGAAGTAACCACAGACAACCAGGGCAGACCAACGTACGCCACGTATTGCGGTAGACACGCGCCGAACTACAACCACGTATACACCGGCTGGAAACTGCCAGCGGACTGCGCTACGTGCGGAGAACACATAACAGACGGCTACGAATTCGGCAGCTGTAAACACGGAGAACGAAACGGATGACTAACCCCAACCTGCAACCGCTGCGTGACCTAGTAGACGAGTTTCGGTCACTTGGCGACTACGATGCAGCAGACAGACTCACAGCAGCCCTAGACCGCATGGAAAGATCAGCAACATGTGATTGCACAGCAGGCACAGAACACGTACACACGGGAGAACAAGATAACTAAGCAAACTACACCAGCACTCAAGAAGTGCTAGGGGAGAAGACTAAATGACGCAACCAAGACAGTTAGCAGAAACGATTTTGGAAATGCAAGGTGTGAACATATTTGAGATTCTTGGGACGCTCGCCGAAGCAACCGAAGTAATCAAGCAACTGGTGGACGACTACGACGCTGGCACACTGGAACTAGACAACGAAGCGGTCGTAACTAAGGCACGCAAGTTTCTGGATGGGTTGAAGTAGTGAGCATCCAATTTTCCAGAGTGTTTGCAATGCCCAGTAAGCACACGTTTACGATAAAGCCAATTGAAGAACTGGTGAATCGGTACGTGAAAAAAGGTGAAATATGGGCAGACCCGTTTTCTGGCTGGAACAGTCCAGCGACGTATACAAACGATCTAAACCCAGAAGCCCCGACTACTTCACACATAGACGCAGAGGACTTTACAGCGTCGCTAGTAGACGGTGAACTGGACGGGTTCATATTCGACCCGCCGTATTCACCACGCCAAATCTCAGAGGTCTATAGCAATGTCGGTCGCAAGGTCGGTATGGAAGAAACCCAGAGTGGGAGACTGTATCGAAGGGTCAAGACGTTGGCACATCCGAAGATCAAGCCGAATGGAATTGTGATCTGTTGTGGGTGGAACAGCGCAGGGTTCGGTAAAGAGCGAGGCTTTGAAATGATCGAAGTGTTACTGGTATTTCATGGTGGTGGACACAACGACACCATCGTTACCGTCGAGCGCAAACTCCAGCAAACTATGAGCCTCACGTAACCACACACAGTTCTCCAACCGTTGCCCCCGTAGTCCGGTACTCGTTTACCGCTGCGGGGGCTTACTGGTTAACGGGTTACTCCGTTCTCTAGTTGACTCAGTTTACTGGCATGTATCTATCCACTTCGTTCCAGATACTTCTTAAGGTGGGTCGCTTCTCTCCACTTCTGAAAAGAAAACAGAAAGAAAACCAGCAAAAGAAAGAAAAAGAAAAGGGTCGCCACGATTTGTATACCGCAGAGGCGCGGTTCTAGGGACTCTCTGCCAACGTCCGGTTGATCTCCTAGACTCTCTCAATACTGGTGACACGCCCGCAGGCTTTGGTGGTGGCTTTTATCAGAACTTAGCCACTTGCCTGTGTACGCCCGACCTTTGATCTGGTGTTGCGACAGGTTGTGGAACCACCATGTGTGCCTATGAAGACGAGTTGGCTGGGTTAAATAAATAACCCCTCGTCAGTTGTGGTGTCGAACAAATAGCTGGTGCGCATTTTGTCCACATCTGAGAGGGGCTACAAAATATTTACGCATCAACTCTACTCATTCGACCCTAAAAATATACAGACAACCACGAGGGAACGCAACTGAACGTGACAACTAAGGGTTGACAACCGCATACTGTTATGCATACCCTAGTGAAAACAGATTGGAGGACTGGAGAATGACTATCACAGCAGTCACCTACGACGGTGGCACACCATACGAGTTGACCGTAGAGGTCGGCAAACAGTACGACCACGACGAATACCCAGGCGGAACAGTGAACGCTCTGTACGCCAAGGGTAGCGGGCTTTACAAGGGCATGATCGAAGCAGAGTTGAAGTTTGAAGACCCGAAGACGGAACACGAGGACTACGTTTACGTCGATGCTGAGACTTTGCAGGAGCGTGAGTGATGGGTGGCATTCTAATTTGGCTAGCAATCGTTGTCGTCGGTAGTGCTATTGGCGGAACTATCTTTGGCTCAGAACACGCAAACGCAAGTAGTTTTGGGTTCTTTGTTGGGCATATGTCTGGTGCGTTTGTGCACTACCGCCTAAGTAAGCGAGAAACCAAATGACCGACACCAAGATGACTAGCCCACTAGAAGAACTGCGAGACAGGCTGCGTGCTGAGGCTGCCCAGTGGAATGGCGAGTACAAAACTTACGGAGACGTATTTCGTAATGGCACGGACGAGGGCTTGAAGTACGCAGCCGACGAACTCGACAAGATTATCGAGGGCATGTGTTCCGCTGCTTTGTTGGCTTGCTTTGACGATCATCCCGGTAATCAAAAGTGCGGTATTCACCACACGCCTGTAATGGGTCACGAAGGCTGGTCTGACTACACGTTAGAGCGTGGCAAGTTCCAGCCGACAGCAGGGGGTGAGTGATGCCCTATGAATGCCAAGCAGAACTCATTGGCGCAGACGAGTGCCGGTGTGAAGACTGCATCGAACGAATGGTTGACCATGCTGAATACCTGCGTGACGTAGAAAGAGAGAACTAGATGACTAAATGGAACCGAGCAACAGTAACCGCTCTCTTCAAGCAAGCAGGGCTATCCAGGGCAAAGTTCGCCAAGGCAGTCGGCGTATCCAAGCCAACCGTAGACAACTGGTTAGCACCGCCCGAAGCCAACATAGCCAGCACGCCGTCACTAATGGCAGCAGAGAAGTTGGATAAGTACGAGAAGAAGCTGAACAGGCAACTACAAAAGATTGGAGAATCTAATGACAACACAGGAACAAGTGGCACTCTGTCGTAGAGGACACCCACGCACACCAGAGAACAGTTACTCCCGCACACGCACGTTACGGAGCGGAAAGCAAGTTGAATATTTCGAGTGCAGGATGTGCAGGTCAGCGTTACATCGTGACCCGTTCAGGGAAAGGAACTTGGTTCAGCGAATGATTAACGACCCGCAAGTGGACACGGTGCAACTGGAAGACTGGGACAGACTGAAGGCTTGCCCTAAGTGCTCTCGACCGTTCCCGCTTTACCTAGACACCGAGGGTGACCGAGATGACCCGATACGTTGCCGTGAATGCGGGCGCAGACCTCGCTACATCACAGTGCCAATGGAGAAAGCACGATGAGTAACCATAAGTGCGAAGACTTTCGCGAACAGTGGAAGGTCGATTACCAGAACACACTTCGCTGTGTCTGCGGGAAAGAACAAGTCAACCTGAGACAGTGGATTCCAGAGCCAGAAGACTTTGCTCGATGGAAAGGGCAACGTGTACGCCTGTTCAATTACATGAAAGACGGACAACCACACGAGAGAACGGACATCTGGGAAGCCATTGGCAGACCGCTCAACTTCTCAGCGGTAGTGTCCGATCTACGTGATGCAGGCGCAGTAATTCCACGACCAACCAGGGACGGAAAGAAAATCTGGTACGTGATGACCGGATGGGTAGATCACTCAACCCTTCAACACGGCATCCACTACCCAGAATGCAAGACCTGCCGATGCACACACGACTAACTATATTGACTCCCCGCAAGCATAACTGTATGCTGGGCAACAGATAACAAGATTGGAGAATCTGGATGAATAACGACATCAGTATCGAAGAAGCAGTCGAGCGTTATCACAACATAACTGAAGGCTTGAAGGTCATGTTCGACGAGCGCGACACGATGCTCGCAATCATTTGGTCGTACATGCAGCACAACAATCAGGAGTTACTGCGAACTACTAAGTTCACCAGCACGATTCCTACGAAGCGGCAGTACGACGCAAACAAGTTCCTTGCAGCATTCGGTGAGACTCACCCAGAGATCATCGAGGAATGCCTGATACCCGAACACGAGGAAGTCAAAGTGGTGAAAGCCAAGGTTGACGGGCGCAAGGCAATGCAACTGTGGAAGATGGGCGACGAGATTACTGAGAAGCTGGAGTCAACACTGATTCCGCAGAAGCCTGAGATCAAAGTAGAACCCATCAAGCAAGAGAGGGCGATGTAACTATGAACGATAAATATTTGGTGAACGTTGCAGATTTGCGAGGGTTTATAGCAAACGAACACGGTGTAGTGATTACGTTTAGTGACGGCACTCTTACAGACCCATTGAACCCCAAAGACATCACCGTATTCGGTCACGGCGAACAGTTAGTACGCGAGTGGCTGCGGTCACTGGACAGCAAGACAGAGGAAACAGAATGAATATCCCAGGTTTGGACATCAAGAGCCAGTACAAAGGGCAGACCCGTTACGAGGGTGCTGTGCTGACCGTATCCGCAGTCAGCAAGTACAACGACACCCAGATAGCGTTCACGGAAATTGACGGCTTCTGGCAGTTACCTGAGTCGTACCACAACCGCAAGCCGCCTATCGGCACGGTTGCAAAGTTCTTCTTGAAGACGAAGCCCAAGGTCAACGACCCGTCGAAGTTCTACATGGACATCGAAGGCATCGAGAAGGCTGACGGCGAACCGATTGCACAGCAGCCCAGTTACGAGCAGCCACAAGGCGACCCTCGTGACGAGTACGTTGCTCCGCAGCAGCCGACGCTCTCTGTTGACCAGCGGATAGCCAAAGCGCAAGCATGGAACGGGCTGACTGCGATGCTGGCTGCACACGGCGCACGAGGCGGCACACTGGCAGACGAGCAACTAGACGAGATGTGGACTGAATGGCACGAGGGCTACGCTCTGCTGAAGGCTGGCAAGACACCGTTTACTGTCGAGGAAACCGAGTGGGACAACCCTGCCGAGGAACTCGACCAGCAAGCCGCACAGCATCTCAGTGAACAGCAGCCAGAGTTCCAGTCAACACCAGAACACAACGCAGCACAGCAGCCCACATGGGAAGCGCAGGGTGCTGGTGGGCAGCAGCCATCTGGTGACGATGGTTACGGTGAACCGGAGGACGTGCCGTGGTAAGAGTATTACTAGCAGCAGCGTTCGCAAGCACAGTTCTTGCGGCAAACGCAGCACTAAAAGAGTTTGGGTTTGTGTCGGTGGGTTTCGGACTATCAGCACCAGCTGGTGTTTTTTTTGCTGGAATAGGATTCACGTTACGAGACTTACTGCATGAATCAGGTGGTCGTTATTGGGTGCTTGTCGCTATTGCTATCGGTGGATTCCTGAGTTGGTGGATTGAGCCAACTTTTGCAATCGCATCAGCAACAGCATTTACCGTGTCTGAGTTGGTTGATTTCTCTATTTACTCACCACTGCGTAAACGGAACTGGTTGGGTGCAATCACCGTCAGCAATATCGGCGGGTTGACCGTTGACTCAGTGATCTTCCTATGGATGGCGTTCGGTAGCCTTGCGTTCATCGAAGGTCAATTGGTCGGTAAGGCATACATGACGCTAACGTTCGTTATCCCGCTCTACATTTACAGGAACCGCAATGATTTACCTATCTGGCGCAATCAATAAGGCGTTGGTGTGTCGCCCGAATACGGGTTACATGCTTACACCTATGATCGGTAACAAGGTGGACTTCAACGGTACGCTGTGGGCTGCTGATACGGGTTGCTTCAATCAACCTGAGAAGTACGACCAAGAAGAATACCTGGCGTGGTTGCGTGAGCGAGCAGATTATTCCAAGCGATGCCTGTTTGCCACAGCCCCAGACGTTGTAGGCAATGCAGAAGCAACAATGGACAAGTCTCTTCCGATGTTTCCGCTATTGCGTGCAGAGGGCTACAGGGCTGCGCTGGTTGCACAGAACGGACTAGAGAACATGGATATTCCGTGGGACGAGTTCGATTGCTTGTTCATTGGTGGAACGACTGAATGGAAACTCAGCGAAGCAGCCTACGAGTTAGCAGTAGAGGCAGAGAACAAAGGAAAGTGGACGCACATGGGACGAGTAAACAGTTGGCGCAGACTTAAAGCTGCTGCGGTGTCAGGGTACGACTCAGCCGATGGTACTTACTTGGTGTTCGCTCCTGACATTCTTTTACCAAAACTAGAAGGATGGTTGAAAACATTGAGCCAGCAAGAAAGGTTGGCACTATGAACCTCACACAAGCAACCCTAGCCAGCTTCCAGAATGTCGGCATACAGCTGAACGCTGAAGGTTCGCTGGTGAACCACGACTTCGAGAAACTGAAAACGTGGGTAGACAAGTTTCCAGAGTATCCGGTCGAGTGGCTGGAAGACTTCGAGGATACTGTGAAGGAACAAGGTATCAACAGGTTCGACACAGCCATGAGATACCTGCACGCTTCAGCAGCCCAGGAGATACGAGTCGGGCAGCGACCGCAGAACGCCAAGCGACAGGGCGAGATTTCAGAAAGCATGCTGGAACGCCACTTCGCAGAAGTAGAAGAGCGGCGGCAAGACCCGAACTCGCAAGAGTACAGATTACTGCAAAGGATGAAGGCGTAATGAGACTGTGCCAAGGCTCACATGAGGCAGCAGCACCAGCGTTCATCGAGCGTGGCTTCTGCCCTGTGTGCCACGTAGCAGTCCCAGTAAACCAGTACGGGGATACGAAGAGGCATTACCCTTTGGGAGTGCGGCAACGTACACGGAAGGGTGTACCGAATAAAAAGATTGGTACTAGATGAAACTGGAGTTCACCATAGAGGGCGTGCCAGCAACTCAGCGACCACGCATACGGGCTAACCGCCGAGGCATGTTCAATGTGCCAGCGGTGAAGCAATGGAAGAAGAAGGTCGTAGACGCTGCGTTCTTTGCAATGTTGGAAGCAGGCAACGACCAGTTTCCGATTCCTGCTGGCAAACCAGTACGGGCGGACTACAACTTCTACTTGCCGTGGCAGAAGAACACCCCGAAATACAAGGCTGGCAGCGTCGGAGACCACACGGAGAAGCCTGACCTGAAGAACCTACTGTCGCACACCGAGGACGCTCTCTCTGAGGCTGGCTTGTGGACTGACGACAACCAGGTGGACACGATAACGATGCAAAAGTGGCGATGCCCTCGTGGTTCTGAAAGGGTCGAAGTGTCAATCAGTTGGTAGGGGAAACGTAAGCCGTGGTACTCTGTTGGTGTGCGCCTTTGTAGGACGGGGCGTACGTATTTGGAAGCCCCTCGTTGAGCAGCGTCATCTCCAATCCGCGCTCCGAGGGGTTTTCTGTAGACAGGAGTAACCACGTGAACCGCAAGATAGAGTCCTACGTGATGACCCTGTTAGCTGGGGCAATCCTGTTGGCACTACCAGTCATCATGGTAATCATGGCAGTTACCTAGTCGATTGCGCCAAATGACCACAGCAAATACGCCAAAAAAACCACAGCCAGTAGCCGTAGTATCAGGCGTTCGTGTTGCCACATGGCTTCAGCACCACTCGCAGACGTAGACTCCCCAGTACGCAGCAATGCCGTACACGGCTGCCAGTAACAGCAGGTCTAGCAGCCAGCGTGGGAATCTCATCGTGAGAATACATTGGCAATCTTGTCTGCCAACCAGTAGCCAAGGCGTTCGGGCAGTCTCCAGAAACGTAGCCACTTGCTCCAGACAGCCTCTCTCCAACCGTCAAAGGTCTTTACCCACAGATAGTTCCCTGCTGATGGGTCTATCGCCCACACAGAACCCAGTCCTACTAGGTACAGTGCATACATTGGCACGGCAACCATAACGGTCAGCGTTGGGTCTAACCCTGGAGAGATCAATGCAGAGAAGAACGCTGTCAACAAGAACCCAACCCTGTAGAACCCCCTGGCTCGCTCGTAAGACAGCCACCCCATTCTTGCTAACACGTTCATAAACAGCGGAATCATAAACACAATTCCAATCCACTTGAACAGAGCGAACAGCAACTCCATGTAGGCGTTGAGGGTAATGACTGGTTCAACGATGTCTGTGCCGAACGACAGTAAGAACCTCATGCTGACTGGCATCATCACGTAGTACACGAACACGTCACCCAAGATGAACAGGAACAGTGCTACCACAGCGTTGATTGCCACGAACCTGCGCCACCAGTCACGAGGGGCAAGCGGTTTCAGAAGACTGAGCGCACCAACGAAGATAAACGGAAACGCAAGTAGTTTCCCGCCAAGTACAGCAAGGCTAAGAGTAGCCCCGAACATAGTAGTCGGAGCAGTGACAATCGGCTTGCCATCGAACGGAGACAACTTGTTGTCAGCGGGGGCGAGAAGAAACCCGAAGACTTCGTTGTGCCAGTAGAAGGTTGAAAGTGCGCCAATAAAGAAAGCGGCAGTCGCTAGTAAAAGCGTCCACCGCCATCTTTGTCCAACACTATAACCTCGGTCGTACCACGAGGCTGACATAAGTTACGCAGTCTTGCTGGAAGACTTTTTCTCTGCGTTGGCTACGGCTCTCGCCTCAAACCGCTTATACAGTCTGAACAGGAACGCTATGGCAATAATTGCCAACATGATTCCTGCACCGACCATAATCATCGGGTCTCCAAACATATCTACAATTCCTTTCGGCTGCTAAATCTGCTGAGTGCAGCCAACTTGTTTACCCGACCGAAGACTTTTCGGCGGTATCCGCGAATAGACATAAGTGTGTTACGCATCATCCCCATCGTCCCGATCACTGTTCCCACCGCCACGAAACAAAATCCCCCGCCAGGGTTCCCCCATTTCAAAGACCATGTTCATTGCCTTGTCAGCAGTAACAGCACCGAGAAGAGCCATCAAGAAATACTTGAGCAGCCAGCCGAGAGGATGCATTACTCGTCCTTCTTCTTGTTGCCGATGAAGCCATCCCACCAGCCACGCACACCGTCTTTGGCGTTCACTGCGTAGTCAGCGGCGTAGTCAGCGATAGCAGCCCACGTATTGACTACTTCCTTGGCTGGCTCAACAGTGGCATCAACAAACTTTTCCTTTGCCTCATCAATGCCTTTTTTGAATTGAGCGGCAACCTCTTCTGGAGATGCGGGTTTCTCAGCAGGCTTTTTAGCAGTGGGCTTCTTTGCTGCTGGCTTGCGCTTACGCACAGGCTTCTTCGGAGCAGCCTCAACAACTTCCTCTTCAGGGTTGTTGGTTTCTGGTGTCTCTGGATTGGCTGTCATTTAGATTTCCTCTGACGTTCCTTGTTCCAGTACGGGGATTTGCAGGAAGGGCATCTTATCGGCTCCCTTGTCGTACGAGGGAACCACCTGTGATTACACCTGCCACACGTTTTCCGAAATAGTGCTTTCATAGAATGCCCTTATAGTAGCACCCTTGTTACTTACTTGTCTTTCCTAGTTTTCTGAGGCTTCTTTTCCGCTTCCGCTTCAGCAGCCTGCGCCATTTCCATCTCAGTAATCGTGCGACTGAGTGCTGCGTTGATTACTTTGAGTTCAGCGTTCTCTGCTGACAACTGCTGAATGATGCGGTTGCGATCACTGTCGTTTACACGTACTTCCATATATCACCACTTTACTTTGTGTGACCAATACCTAGCACTTAGTTTACTTGGATTCGGGTCTTGTGCGTTATGCCTGGCGTAGTAAGACTTCTTCCTAGCCTTTTGTTTCGCAGTCGTAGGGTTCTTGCCTGCACCGGACACGCCCTGCTGTCCGAAGCGAATGGTCTTTATTTTGTCACCAGACTTCGCCACAACTACATGCGACTTAGTAGGGTGGCTAGGTGTGCGCTTAGGTTTGTTGTAACCGGATACACCAGCACGTTTTAGTCTTGAGTCTTTAGTAGCCAACTACTTCTTCCTTGACATCATGCTGGTCTTCTTGCGCTTGCGAGCAGCAGAAGCTGCCTTCATGCCAGCCTTAGTGTATGGGTACTTTTTGTTTCCAACTTTAGGCATTGTTTTCTCCTTTACGGCTTTGGATACTTAGCTTTGACCGCTGCGATGTGGTCTTGCCATGTTGTCGTGCCGTTTACAGAGTCATGGTACTGCATGTCTAGCTGGTCGTTGACGGAGCCGTAGGCTTCCCTGCGGTACGCAGCGTAGTTAGCAGACACTCCACCGTTCTCCCGCACATTTCTTTCTTGTTCCTGATTGAAGGAATTCTGCGCCCATTCGTTGATGGTCTTTTGGTACTCGTCTGGCGTGAGCGTAATCGACTCCCCATCCACCATCTTGGTGAGGGTAGGGTTGTCATTCTCGAATTGAGTTTTCCATTCTTGAAGTGTTGGCATTAGCTTACTCCGTACATGTGAACTGTTCCTGCATCTATGTTTCCACTGGACATTTTGAAATCTATCTCGTCAATGGCAGAGGTCGTGTTTATGTAACCGGAGCAGAACATATCTACTGTCACTGGCGATCCCCCCATCATGTTCAGCCTTGACAAGAAATGCTTCACATAGGTGGTATCAGACGGTGCGTAGAGCGTTAGCACACCGCTAACCGACGAGTCTGAGTACGTGTATACCCCTTCCGAAATAGGTTGGTAAGCCGTCCCCTGCGCTTGGTCGAAACTTGTTCGGTAATCGACCCCTGCACTACCGCCCGACTCTAATTGATAAGCCCTGAAAAATGCGCTGGTGATGACCTCGTTGAACCCACTTTGCCCGACAGCGTTTACTTGGAACGTGAAGTTTACATTGTCGGTTTGCGGATGCATGTTCACAAAGTGGAACTCGTAAGCGTCATACGTGCTGTCGATACCGCTGGTGAAACTTAGGCTTGAACTACTGGAAGCTGTCTGAGATGAAAGGTAAGTCAACGCCATCAGGACACCCCAAACATCTTGATTGTGCCAGCGTCGATATTTCCACTGCTGAACTTGAAGCTGATTTCATCAATAGCTGACGTTGTGTTGATGTAGCCAGCCGTTCCGTATTCCATTGAGTAGTTCCCCTCTTGCGAATACTGAGTCCTCGCTACGAAGTGCTTCACGTAGGTTGTGCTGGATGGAGCGTACAAGGTAAGAACACCTGCCCCGGATTGGTCGTTATCTGACCCAGCATCTTCGTACAAGGATTGATACGCAGTTCCCTGTGCTTGGTCTGCGCCAGTTCGGTATTCTAGCCCAGTAGCCGTATCGCTTTCATTGTGGAGAGCCCTGAACGATGTACTGGTAATCGTTTCGTTGAATCCCGTTTGCCCCGACGCATTGACTTGGAACTGAAAGTGGACGTTGTTAGTCCCCGGATGCATGTTCGTAAAGTGGAACTCGTACACATCGTAAGTTGAGTCAATCCCTGACGTAAACGATAGCGTCGAAGATGCTGAGGCGGTTTGTGTTGCGATAAGTGTCTTAGCCATTAGGAAGTTGCCACCCCGTACATTCGGACTTCTCCAGCGTCTATGTTTCCGCTGGCGAATTTGAATGAAACCTCATCTATTGCAGAGGTTGTATTGATGTAACCGCCAACATATATCGTCCCCGATGCAGCACCGAAAAAGTTCCCGAAAACGACACCAGTAAAATGCTTCACGTATGTTGTATCGGACGGTGCGTATAGTCTAAGAATCCCTGACACTGACTGGTCTGCATCCGTCGGGACGCTTTCTGCAAGTGTCTGATATGCAGTACCTTGCGCTTGGTCGCTGCCCGTTCGGTATTGGAGGCTGGCAGAAGTGTCCACTTCATTGTGGTACGCCCGGTAAGTTGAACTTGTGATTACTTCGTTGAATCCCGTTTGACCAGCTGCGTTTACTTGGAACGAAAAGTTTGAAGAAGTCCCAGGGTGCATGTTGATGAAATGGAACTCATACACATCGTAAGTCGAGTCAATGCCCGAAGTGAAGTCGAGCGTAGCACTAGCACTCGCTGTCTGCGAACTGATGAACGTGTGAGCCTCAGTAATGAGGGCAACATTCTGCCCGTCTAGCGTTTGACCATCAGCAAAAGCGACTCCACCGAAACTAGCAAGAGTCGTTATATCAATGCCGTTGATTGTGGCAATATCAGGCAAGAACTAACTCCGTAGTGTTGAAGTTGAAGTACACGGCGTCGGATGCCGTAGCAACGCCGACCTTTTGCACCGTGTCGCCAGTTCCGCTCGGAGCAGTAGCAGTAACGTCACCAGCAGTCGTGCTAACGAATATGTCGTCGCCAGCAGTAAACGACCAGCCTGTAAGTTTCATAACCCCCTGAACCATTACGTCAACAGGGTTTGTGTCTGTGCCTGTGCTGGTGCAAATCCCAAGTGCTGGCATAGATGTAGCAGCGTCAGCATCAGCTAACAGTACCTTGCCACCCGTTCCCAAGTAAACTACGTCGCCAACAGCCAACGTCGCCCCAGCAGTAAACGAGAAGATTACGCCGGTTGCATCACCGCTCGTACCTGGTGCGGTGTTAGAGAAGTCAACCTTACCGTCTTCGCTAACCGTAAAGCCAGCAGCGGTAATGGTTCCTGTTGAGGCATCATCAGCGTCGTTCTTGATAAAAGCATCAGCAATGTAGGTCGAGTCTATCGCAGTCCCCTGCCACGTTCCTGTTCCAATAGTTCCTACTGCTGTTATCTGAGTCTGAGAAGCATCAACAGCAAGCACCGAACTTGTAGCAGTAAGTCCAGTACCAGCAAACAAAGTTGCCAGGCTGTCTATTGTTGTAAGCTGCTCAGTCGCATTGTCTGAATCTAAGGTTGCTAGCTTGTCGCCGCTGGCAGGAGTGACATCACTGAATTCTGAAAAGTCGATGTCAAGAGTTACTGCGCCAGCCGTTCCACCACCACTAAGTCCGGTTCCAGCAGTAACAGCCGTAATATCACCGGACGCATAGCCCAAATCATCGTTGAAGCTGGACAACGAGATTTCATTGATCGCCTTGCGCTTCTCAACACCAGCGTCAAGGATTATAAGTTCGTCGGTTCCGACTTCTGCGACGATCATATCCGGGAGGCTTGAGAGATAAGAGTCCACGTATGCCTTGATGGATTGCTGTGTGGCAACGTGGGTGGCAGAGTCGGAAACCATGTCATCTTCGTCTTTGACAACAGAGCCAGAAATGCCAGCAGAACCGATCTTCAGCGCAGTTGCCAGTGAACCAGCAACCAGTGTCTCGAACTCAATGTCACCATCTTCAGTCGTAGAGGTTTCATCAGTAGCGATAACTGTGATACGCCCAAACTCGTCTTGGTTGCCAGCAGAATCGCTCAACTTGAACGATGTATATATCTCGTCACCAGCAGCAGGGGTAGCACGGTTGCCTTCAAACAGCGCAACCTCTACGGATGCAGCGTCTTCTGTGCGTGTGAACTCACCGGCGTACTGGTTGGCAGTCGAGTTGACAGACTGAATCTTGGATACTTGGAACTTGTCACGAGCACGTATAGCGATAACATCTGCGCCGTTTGTAAGCCTTATGTCGTAAAGACCAGGAGTGGCGTAATTGAAATCCCACTCACCGTTTTCATCTGTCGTGTCTGTAGCCAAGACAGGCGTGCTTGTCCCAGACGCTAAAAGTTCTACGGTTGCACCGAGAATAGCGGTATTAGTGTCATCTGAAAACGTACCTGAAAGATCGACTGTCATCTTAGATTCCTATTGGTCCTTTGCCTCTTGTTCCGGCAAGTGCTTCACGCACAGCTTCATCTGGTGAGTTAATAGCCTCTTCTTCCTGAATGAATTCTACACGCAATCCACTCGCTTCTAATGAGGCACGCTGAAGAGCGTCATGCGCTCTCTGGTCAGTAGTACGGTTATGGAAATACTTGGACTGTACGTTGATGCCAACACGAGGGCTTTTGATAATGAAGTCCACGACTGCACCACCACGAGTCAATCGCCCACCAAAGAACTTGGACTGGTAAATAAAGTCGCCGTTCTCTTCCAGCCGACCAGTACGCACGATGGCGCGGTACACCCAGTATTCGGGCTGGGAGCCACCACGAGCAAACCACCATTCGGGTACTTGTTCAACAGGCTTGCCTGTGACAGTACGAGTTTGTGCGGGTCGCTCACGGCGGAAGGACTGAACCATTACCTGTCCCTCGTTTGTCTAGGCTCCACGAAGTTTGTTCGGAATATACCGACTTCTGCTTCACCACCGGCTTCTTCCAATGATTGCAGGTCGGTCATGTCCATGTAGTAGTTCTGAGATTCGGTGTTGTCGTTGCGGTACGTGACCTCAATCAACGTGCCTGAACCAAGTGATTCTTTCAGGTCGGCAATCTGTTGCTTGGTGTTTCGACCGTCTGGAGAATCCTCGTTTACGTCAATGTCAGCAGCAACGCCCCACAGAAGAGCAACGACTGAACGCCACACCAGCGTCAACTTGATTAGCTGCGGCGTATTCGTGTTCGTGTTGCCACGGTTCATCGTTACACGGAACTTCCATGCACGGAATACTTCTCCGATTGGGTCTTGCCCGACTGGTATTCGGTACTTAGTTTCTCCTGTAGTCGTGATTGTGCCGAGGCTGGTGTACGACTCGCTGTAATCAGTGGCATATTCGACCTGAACGGTTTCGTCTGTGGTCGGGTTGTCTGTCTCAACAAGAACGTCCAACGCAACCTTTGTCTGGTTACGGATGTTGAAGTCATTCCACGGGGTTTCCAGAGTGGCTGACGTGTCGTAAGTCTCTCCGGTAACCTGGAGCGGGTTTACAACGTCAATCGGCAACGACTGGTAGTACACATTAGAGTTAGCAGCCCACCACAGACGGTACGAATTGTATGCGCTGGAGACTTCTGAGGCTGTCAGAGAACGCCCTGAAGACTGTCCGAGCCACTTGGCTTCCCAACCACGTTCGTCGTATCCCAGAATCTCTGAGAATCCTGTCTTAGAGTTTGTAGTAACACCGTGATGATTGCCGACACCACGAGATACACGGCTTTTGACGGCACTCACACCGGATGCCTGTGAAGCATCTAACAGTGCAATCAGATCATTGTGCGTTGGTTCCAGGTTGACAATGACTCCACGCTTGTCAGATGGAAGTCCGTGGTCACGGTCAGGACCAACAGGGACAACAATGGTCGTGTCTCCACCAGCCTGCATCTTGTAAACAGAGTTGCCAGCAGGGAAGTAAATAGCACCACGCCACACACGAACGCCTTGTCCTGCGTTTGGGTGGAACGGCAACTGCAAGTCAGTCTGCAAGAATCGCTGGTTTACATCGTCGTGAATGAACAGACCAACCTTCGTTGCAGCGTAGATAGCTTCTTCGCCGTCAGGTCGTCGCGCCACGATAAGCCCAGTCACATAGTCATCGGGCAGTTGCAGCAACGCATCCAATGACCACGCTGCCGAAAGATCGTCTGTGTAATACAACTGACCGGCTTGGGAAATTCCCCAGAGCAAGTCTTTCCAGAAGACAACGTACTTGATGTCAGTGGTGTTTCTAGCCCATGTAGACGAGTTTGTGGCGTAGTCAACGTCAAAGCCAGTAGCAACCGCCAGTGTTTCTGTGCCGCCAACAAGTCCTTGCTTTGCGTCTGTTGCAGCGTTGAGCAACGTTCTTACAGATGAACCCCACGTATCAGTGGAGTTGTTGTAGACATGGACTTCTGTGGAGAACGTGCCATACATTTCGTTCTTGAAGCCCGTAAGAGTAGAACATTCAGCGTTGGGGCTGGAACTGGTTTCAGTGGTGAGCCTTGGGAGAATGATTCTGCCCTTGTACCGCAACTGAGCAGTAGACCACCACGCACGATCAGCGTCTTTGGATGGGTCGGCAATTTCTACACCGATGCCGCCACGTAAATCATCTATGTTCCACTCGGAAGCGTGCGGGTTGTCAGCAGCAGATGACTCGCCAATAACGATCTTGCCCGGCTGTTGTGACGCATCGAACAGGCGTACTTTGCCACGCGCCCAGTACGTCTTATTCCCGATTACGATGGTATTGCGTTCTATTGCTCGGTCGTTAGCCATTTACCTGAACACCACCGTCCAGTCGGCTATATCGCCGTTCGTGTCAGCGTCTACATAGAGTGTGTTGAATTTATCACCGCCAGGCTCACAGTTCACGGTGTACGAGTCACCTTTAGCAACACGTTTGCCGTAAGTTGTGGACACGTTTGAGCCACCAACGTACATGGCTGCGCCAGAGTTGGTTGCCCTTGGAGTGATTTCTACTGAGAGAGCAACGTCGCCAGCGCGTACTTTGGAGCCAGAAGCGATACTGCTAGTTATCTGAACCGCTGTGCCGGTTGCCGACACTGTGACAGAACCCATATCAACTCGTGCCATCAGCAGAAACCTCTACCGGAATGTGGCACTCTTCAAGATGTCCACACCAGCAATCAGGGTTGTTGTTTTTAGAGTGATACTTATTGCAAGAACAGTGATCGCACTCTGTCAAAACTGTAGCCATTATCCCACCTTTGGTACGTAATATCCGAAAGCCGTTACACTGATTGCACCGTTCGTATCTGCCCTGTCTACGTTCAAGAATTTCCCCTGAGTAATCAATGACTGGAAGCCCAAGACCGGAACTATTTGCTGGCGCGCTATATCAACCGAGAACAGCAGCTTGTCTTGTGTAGCACTGTCAGAAGCAGGGGCTTCAAACACTTCGACCACATCACCTGCTACGGCAATGCTTCTGTTCGCTGAAATTACAATCCCTGTAAGAACCAATTGCACTGATGCTTTGGCGGTAAATAAATTAGCAGGGCTGGTCGTTGTCAGGCTTTTCAGTGAAGGCTCAGAGAATCCGTAGGCACGAACAATAACCTCCCCATTCTTTGAGACAAGAGCCTCGCTTGTAGTTGAGGTATTTGGGTCAGTTCCTTGTAGAACAAATTGCCCTCCCACCGTCTAAGCCTCCAACGTTGGGTCGTACTCAAGAAACGAAACTCGCGCCTGTGCTACTCCGCTTGTGTGATCTGAAGTAATCCTGATTTCAAACGTGTCGTTCTGACCGAGGATTAGCGCGCCTTCCTTGTTGTAAGTAAGTTGGTCTGCCTCGGACGACGGATAGTACCTGTCGAACTCTAAGAACGTACCGCCCATAGTCGGGTTGTTGTCCGTGGCTGTTACCGACGCAGCATTGCCCGAAGCAGCGTTCATGTTTACCGGAGTGACCGCTGTGCCGCCACTGGACACCGTTCGATTGAGTCCAAAGTCCCAATACGTCGCAACGTTGGGGAGTGCTGTACCACCAGCGTAGTCAAGGAACTGGCAACGAATGTAGGTCACAACAACCACATTGGTTGAACTCGTGTTCTTCAAATGTAAGACAGCATGGGTCGAGTTGTTTACCGATGCAAAGTCACCCTGCACCTGGTACGCAGCACCATGCTCTCGGCTGTGGTGGAACTGAAGAGGGTTTGTCTGAGCCTGTACGCGCAGCAATCCTTCAGAGGTAACTCCTGCGACGTTGCCACTACCCTGACCGTCAAGAATTTGTAGTCCCATTGTTAGTCCTTACTATTGCTGTCTTTTAGGTGACCGATAAACTCTGCATAGACATTGACTGAACCACTGGAAAGATTCGGGTCGTATTTCACAGCAATAGACTGGTTCTTAGGAACAACAACCTGGAATGGTGCATACAATCTGCCGCTGGAGCCTTGGGCAAACAACCCTACGTCAGTGCCGCCAGTAATCGTGCCGCCGTCCTTGCCCTTGTAAACAGTGGCGTTTAGCGTGTTTCCTGAACCGGCATTCCGATTAGCATTTATAGATACAGCGGTTGCATCTGAAATCAAGTCCCCGCCAGTTGGATTTTCAATTAGTGTGACATAGCCAATATCGCTGGTTCCAGCCGCTGTGCCAACACCGAGAGCAATCGCGTCCAGAATGTAGTCCCTATCTTCAAGGTTTTTAAGATAGAGCAATGCCGAATCAGACGCTCCAGTAATGCTGATAATCCCAGTGTTGATGTTATAAGCATTCCCAATTTCAGCGGCGTGTTCGGATTCGCTTTCCTGAATGGATTGCGTCCTCAGTCTTAGGTTGCCGTCAACTCTGGCTCTATTAGATTGTCCAGAACCATCTAATATCTGATCTGGCATTACTCAACTCTTTCGTTTTTCTCTAGGTTTATTCCGGTCAACTGACCAAGTTGCTGTTGAACACGCTCAGTGCCATCCTGAATGTTATCCAACTCGAAGTTAGTTACTTCTGTTTCGTCAAGCAATGACTGCTGTAACGCTTTAGTAGCCAGCAGTTCAGTTGAATATGAAGTGTGTATTCCTGCCATTAGTCCACCCACCGAACGCTTCCTGAAATCTGTTGACGACTGAGTGCGTCCAGAGCCAACGCCTCGTACCTGTCTGCCTCTAAGAACGCAGCGTCACGGTTAGCGTCACGTCTGTCGCCCCTGGCACGCATCAAGATAGCCGTTGCCTTGTGAACGATGTACTCAGGCTCGATGTCACATTGGGTGCTGTCTGTGGTCAACTCGGTCGGCTTCTTCACACCAATCAGTTTCACCAGGGCGTAGTCGCCGCCAGAAGGCATCAAGTTGTAGTTGAGTATCAACTGCCGCCCGTCACGGTCGATCTTCCATCCGTTGCGGTGAATAGGAATCCAGTCTTCGGAACCGTCAACAGTAGTTTCGATTCCATCCAGATAGATCGTTGCAGCACCAATGTCTACGGTGTGCTTCAGCCCTACAGAGATAATGGCTGTGTCTAATTCAGGGTTGTCCAGTGCTACTCGCACCCACGTCCATGTATCCGCTGTAAGGGCTGGCACACTCAAGGTTTCCAACGGAGATGCACACTGAGCAGTGTTATCTAGAAGAAGTTGTATGTCGCCTGCTGATGTTGCTACCGTTGAATAAATAAAGAACTCGACATGAGTGAACTTGGAGAAGTCTGTAGATTCAATCGAGTTGGTGGCGATAATGTCGCCTGCATCAATCCCTGCCGCAAGCACGAACTTGTTGGAAGCAGAACCCTGTCGCTTCATCTCGGTGTCTGCCGTGGCTGTTACGTCACCGTCTACCAGTTCAGTCCACACACTGTCACAGTTCTCGATTGTTCGACGTGTGTTGTTCAGCCTTACCTCAACAGAAGTAAGCCCAACCGTGTTGGTTGGGATGGCAAGAGTGTTCGTGTGAGTTGATGTGTGGAGAGATATGTCGCGTAATGGCGGGGATGCCTTGCGGGGAATAGAGCGAACGGCGCGGTTGATTGCGTCGTGAACTCTTCTGGGGTTGATGTCTCTGTCCCACAGTTCGTAGGTGTCACCGTCTGCAACCGTAGCACCGAGAACATCGCCCCTCAAAGTACCAGTGGTTGTGGAGCCAACGTAGTCATTCACAAACCGTTGTGAGCCACTGTTCGTTCCTGACGTGCCGTACCAGTACCGACCATTGATGTAATCGTCAGTATTATCCAGTTCTGCGTCTACGAATGTAGAAGTCGAGCCAGTGGCAGTGGCGGTGTGTGTTTCAAGACCGCCGTACTGCCAACCAATGCTCTGTCGCAGTTCTGTTCTGGATTGTGCAATCAGAACGTCAGACATTTAGCCCTCGTGCTTCTTGTTGTGGTGGAAGAAGGACATCCTGCGGGATGCCAACTTCGGATTGTCGTTCGTCCAGTCGTCGCACTTAAGACACGTTCGGAACTCTTCAGGTGACTCTATGGTGCTAACAGCCTCTTGAACGGGCTGTGCGGCTGGCTGTGGAGCCGTGCCAGTCTCATTGAGTAGCCGTTCAAGCTGCAATCGCTCGATCTGCTCTCGTCGGTCGTCACGCTCACGCTCGTGTGCTTCCTGAATCTGTCGCCATTCCTGCTGGTGACGGTTACGTGCGTGGTTGTCTACCTCACTCGGTGACATCAGGTTGGACTTCTTGCAAACAGGGAATCCCTGCTGGTCGTACTTCTCACGGTCTGGAGAGTCTTTGTGAAGGATGCACTTGTACTGCCCAACAACAGGGTCGGGCATTCCTGGGTAGTTCTTGTCAGTGGTAAATACACGTTTCCCAGTGTCAGGGTCACGTTTCCCCAGTTGCACTTGGAGGTTGTTTCGGTTGATGCGTGATCGGTCGCCGTTTCGGATGTCGTACACCCATACGTGACCCGCACTCAACACTTCGTCCACCCGCATTCCAAGAGGATTGTCAGCAGATGGGCGGTTTACTAGATCGCCTTCCTGTGCGTCGTCTTCAACGATAGCCTCTTCAGCAGCGTACATCAGTTCTTCAACTGACTGCTCTTCGAGGTCGTTAGACATGTCTGCGAGGTCTTTGGCGGTAGTCATTAGTTGTTCCTCACTAGAGACTCTCTACGTTCACGTTCTTCGTGATAGGAGTCTACCCATTCTTGGGGGCTTTTGCCGGGTTCGACATCATAAGCGTCCTCGGAATACCCCTGATAGTGTCGCTCATTTGCGATGTCTCGCATAGAGCCTACAGTTTCATATATCTCGTTGTTCTCTGGGTCTGCGCCCATGATGTTGAGCAACGGTGTCGTACCCCATTCTGCCTTTGTACCGATAGTTTCGGTGTACTTGGCTAGGGCATCGTTCCTGACTACCGTGAACTCCCTAAGGCGTGTGTTGCCTCGGTAGAACTCTCGCATCAGAGCACATGGCTCGTCGTTCGAGATGTAGATGGTGACAGGATAAATCTTCTTAGACATCCTTCTCACCTTCCGGTAATACAGAAAATCCTTGTGGCATTATCTTAATCCGGTCGATACTTAGATCACCTTCTTTCAATGCTCGAATAACATCTATTGCGGAGTTTAGCCCATCTTGAAGCTGCTCTGCTTCCAGTGACTTCATTCCGTAGAGTTCCCACGGGTTTACTTGCTGCTGTTGAACCATTGGCTTCTCTTTTACAGTTCCCTTTGGCGGAGACTGATTTGCATACACTTCTCGAATGTCCTCAAGCGGCATGCCAGTCTTCACGGCTAATTGCCTGTGCCAGATGGCTTCAGGCATATCGGTCTCGCCGTCCCACTCACGAGGCTTTGATTCCCACTCACCAGTGTTTTCATCGTAGTAAGCAGGAATTTCTTGAATCAAGTGTGGGTACTGTTCGTACAGTTCAGCGAACAAACAACAAATTCGTACACGTTGCGTTCTGCCAAGATACGGGTTTGCCCAATCTCCTGTGCGCTGAAATGTGCAATCACAGAGATCATCCTGGTTAGTCCACTCTTCTTCGGGAATTCCCTTCGACAGCAAGCCAAGAATGTCCTGACCTGCCATCGGAAGGAAATCTCCTTTTTGTCTTTCTAAAGCCAAGACTCCTAAGTCTCCACGTTGCTCACAGTTCCAGCCGCAATTATCTTGCGAACAACTGTATCTGACGAGAATATCCCGTTTGAAGTGGTAATTGCACCAGCGGGCGCAGTTCCAGACTTCATCACTACTGCGCTTGTCGGCTCAGTAGTCGCAAAGGTCTCGATAGCACCAAGCCTTACGTTGCCTGCGGTAATTGCTGCGTCACCTGCGGTGATAGTTGCACCACCAGAGGTAACAGTAAACCCGTTTGCTGCCGTAAGGTCTGTTGCTGATACGTGACCCATGCGTGTGCCACGGTAGTAGAAATCTAGTCGTGAGTTGGCTGGGTCATATCGCCAGCCATTATGTATTGAACTTACTGCCATTTATGTTTCCTTTGCTGAAGGTCAGCACCTGAAAAGGATTAGCCCCGCCCCAGAAGGGGCGAGGCATCAATCAACTAAACCGTGAAGTCTCGGTTTGCCTTCACGCTGATGTAGTCAACGTCAAGGGTCTCAATAGCTGCACCCTTGGCTTCTACACCTACGCAAAGTGCGAGGTTGGTCGTGGTTGACACAGCACCAGTAACGGTCTTCTTCAACTCTTCGTCGATGTACCAGCGAGCGGTTCCATCATTTGTGAGTTCAAGTCGGAGAATCTGCCATTCACCGGCTACTGCGTCGTCATCGAGGTCAACCGTCGTCGAGTCGGTCACACCAGTCGTGGTTCCGCCGTTGTATACAGCGTGCCAGTCTTCGTCGTCAGTCAGTTCTGCCGATAGGTAGAAACCAACGTAGTCAGAAGCGACCGGAGTAATGGTCGTTGTCGCAGCAGAGAGAATGTCGGTCTCGATGCTAAGAGTCTCTGGAGCAATGTCTGAGAAGCCAATGAAGACTTCCTTGGTGTCCAAGTTTTCCAACTGAACACGGGTCTCAAGAACAATCGTTCCCATGAGTCCCACATCGAATCCAGCCTGAGTACCAACCAGCGTAGTGTGGTTGTCTTCGTTAGTCGTGGTGATTCGACCAGCACCGGACAGGAATCCAGCAATGGTTGGAACACCAGCGTCTACTTCAGCGGAACCCTGTCCACCAACACAAAACGGTCCGAGGTTTCGGAGTTCTGCTGTGTTTGCAATCGCGTCTTCTCCGAAGAAATCGTAGAAGAGTCGAATCTTGCTATTTGCGCCACTCTGAGGCATTTGTTTTTCCTTTTACTCTGAATGAGCCTAGATCAAGCAGAAACCCACTGGTCTCTGCCTACGTTCTTGATGATATCGCCCTTCACATCCAAGTGGAGTATGCCGAGCGTGGCATCTTGAACATCAATTACTGAAGCGGTGACTGCTCGCGAGCGTGAGGACTTCTTGTATTTCACAGAGTCACCCACACCAACAAGCACACCGTCTTTTTCTGTCTTACGAACAGTCATCAGTTAGTCTCTTACGAGGTTGGCGCAGTTGCGTCAGAAATGACTTCGTAAATCCAGTTACCGGCAGATCGCTCGCCGTAAGCGTACTCGTCACGGTGGAACATCTCAGATGCACCGCCACCAAGTCCCTCGTTACGAACCATCTTTACCCAAGGTGCGCGCGCTTGTACCAGTACAACAGCCCCGTTAGCACCAGAAGCGAAGACGCCACCTTTAGCGTCGTCGGCTGCGTCAATCGTGATGTTGTCATCCGTGAATCCCTGGGCGTTGGCGATTGGAAGGTTGAAAGCGTTCTTGAACACTTCTGCGGTAAGTCCGTCTACGTCAGCGTAAGTACCGACACCGGCTACGAGTTCGTCGTAGAGGTCTTTCATCTGGAATGAGTGAAGCACAAATGCTACTTTTCCAGACCACGGCTCAGTGGTGTTACCTCGTACTCGGTATGCACCAGCAGCGATTACACCAGAGGTGAGTGCCGAACCAGCGGAACCAAGTTGGGTGGTTGCACCGTCAAGAACGGCAAGACCGTCCTTGTCTTTCTGAGTTTCGATTGCCTGCTGACCGAGTTGACCAGTCTTGGCAAAAACGTTCTTCGAGATGTTTCGTGCCGTTCGGTCAGTAATAACCGTGTGGACTGAAATAACCGAAGGAGTAACAGTGAACACGCTGTCGGACAACTGTTGAGGGTTGTCTTCCTCAGTGTTCTCAGTGATGTTTACAGCGGTCAACTGTGCAAGAGAAATCTCGCGCCAGTTGTTACCAACGCCCTGACCAAGATTTACTCGGTCGGACAACTGCTGCATTACACCATCGTACTTTCGCACAACACGAGCCTGTGCGACGACCGTAGGCAGACTAACTGCCATCTGGTCTGTGGTTGTGTAGCCATTAGCCATTGTTTTGTTTCCTAGCTATACGGCAGTTTGAATCCACGTGCGGCAAGAAGTTTCATGGCTCTTGCGTCATCAGCGGGGGAGTCGTAAATCCCAGCGTTGTACTTTTGTAGCCACTGGGAATCTGTCTCTGACCCACTTGAGCCTGTGCCTCCATCAAAGGAGTTTGCTTCTCCACCGGCAGGAACCTCTGCCTGTTTAGCTGCGATTGTCTGTTTTTTAAGTTGTTCGGCTTCACCCAATGTTTGAGCAGCCTGGACAGCAAGAGTCGGGTCTGAATACCCCAGCAGCAAATCTCGATGCTGGTCGGAGGTCAGCCCGTGCTGTTGCATTAGATGGTCTACCGAAGCACGCCTAGCAGTTTCTTCTGACTGTTGCTGAGTAGTAGTCAACTGTAATCTGAGGTTTTCGGCTTCCTGCTGTGCCAAGTAAGCCGCTTTCGCAGCGTTGGCTTGCTGGTTTGCCATGCCTTCAGCAGTTTGTGCGTCATAGCCCTGATTCTCAAGTTGAGCCTTCAGAGACTGTGCGTACCCACGTACTTCAGCTTCGAGAACATTGTCATTCTGCTGTTGAGTGATTTGCTGAACCTGCTGGCTCATCTCATTCAACCGCTTTTGAAGTTCGCTGATCTGTGTGTCTTTGGAAGACTCGATCTTAGAAACTTCAGACTGCGAATACGTTCGTTCCTGAGACTTGGAGGTTTCTGATTCTTCAGATGCCTCTTTTGTTGCTTCCGCAACCTGCCCAGTCTCTTCAGTAGATTCGGTTTCTACGTTCTCTTCAGCACTAGGTGTGGTTTCTTCGGTGTTGTCTACCGCCCCGTTCTCTTCGTTGTTCTCAACCCCTGAGTCCTCTGAAGTTTCAGCCCCTTCTTCTGTACTGGCTTCCGTTGACTCGTACCTGTCATCGAACTCGGCAGGAATGAGTGGTTCGTCGCCAGCGTCAAAAGACGCTTGTTCCAGATTGTCAGACGTTGCTTCTTCAACTTGAGAAGACGTGGTATTTGGTGTGACCATCTATTAGTCCTCTTTTAAATGAAAAAGCCCACCCGCCGTGCCAATGAGCACAGAAAGTGGGACTTGCCCGAAACCTATTCAGTTTTCGTTACGGCTCTATCCCCACATGGTTCCAGTAACCGCATTTACATAATACAGAACATGATGGGGTAACAACAGTTACGTCGCCTGACTTCACAAATAGGCGACCGTCTTGGATTATCCCAATCGTGCGTGGACACTTGGAACATCGAACCCTGTTTCCGGTCAGGCGTACTTCTTTAGTTGCCTCTGCTTGAATCATTGAGACGCCCTTAGTCCCTGAACATACTCGTTTGTGATTCCGATTTTATCAAGTATTCTCGTAACTTCAGGTAGCATTTCTTTGCTTGTCCTGTGCCGTGGAGAGCCATCTGGCTTTACGCCTATTGGTGATCGCAACTCTAATAGTTCCTTTACGCCTTCGATGTCTTCTTTACGCGCACGCCACTCTTCAAGTTGCTGTTGCAGTTCTGGGGAAAGACCCTCGATAAACTTATCTGCGGCAGGAACCCATGTGTCAAATATCAATCTGCCCTTGAATTCGTTTTCGCCAATTTTCGTTTTCTGGGTATGCTCGTCTATAAGGTCATACCACTCGTTCAACATTCGGTCGAAGTCATTCTTTGGCTCTTCTCCAACGTAATTGGAGATGCCAGAGCCTTCTCTGAATCCAGCAAGGTTAGCGTACAGGTTGCCCTTAGTGTCCGATATTCGGTCTGACAGTTTGCTCACCACTCTCCATGTATCGTTTGCGCTCTTCATAGAGTACAAATCAACAATGAACGCATCAAGGTCATCTTGCTGAAACTGTCGCTGTGCCTCTTCCGAACCGGAACGCCTGATGCGGTAGTCAGCAAACTTGTCACCTGAATCAGCGCGTGCTTCATCAAGGTCGTGGAGAGTCTGTTTTAGTTCAGGGTTTTCTTGCAGGTTGAACTTCTCTAGCTGGTTCAGGTCGTCCCACGGCTTATTCAGTGCCTGCCATGAGGCATCATCGAGAATCTGTGAGCGACCTTGCTCGTAGGCACGCGCACCAAGGAAGTCAGCACCAGCACGGATTGTGCGCTGTTTAGCAGAACCGCCCTCGAACAATGCAGACTGGAACCACAACATGATTCCTAGACCGGAAATCTCACGTACAAGACCCATCAATCCGTCAGATACATCGGGGTCGTCACCGCCGAATGCTGGTGCGCCAGGTCTAGTTACATTTCCAACAACGTCACGACCAGAAAGAATGTCAGTTGCAGTGCCAAGAGCGAATGAAGACTGGCTTCTTGCCCAGCGAATGAACGGATTGCGCTCTGGGTGAGCGTCTAGTAACGCTGCTGGATTGCCCATAATCCGCGCTATGAATTTCAGGTCAGAGATCAACTTGGAACCAGGTCCAACCATTTGTCCTTCGATCTCAGTAACCATGAACTTGCCACTGTTCGGGTTGAACGTGTCTGCAATCTCGCGCTGAGTACGCTCCAGAGACCAGCCTTCAGACTGACCCTTCATAAGCATGTACCCAATCCACGCGCTACTGAGTCCAAGCACACCAGACGCAATAGCATCTCGTGCTAGTTGACCACGTAGACCGCCTTGTGCGGCAGACGTGTAGAGAGCGGCAGTTGCACGCCTGTATCGTGCCGCAAGAGCAACAAGACCTTCTTGCCAGCGACGCTTCGGGGAAACACCAAGCCTTGCGGAAGACGTGATGCCACGGAAGTTGTTGATGAAATCCTCAACATCTTGGAGTCTCTGCGGGTCGATTGAACCGTCAGCGTTTCTTGTAAGCGGCTTTAGAGACTTGAGCATGTGGATACCAGCAGCGTTCATTGCTGTGGCTGTTGCTTGCTGGAACGAGTCAAGAGGTCGAGCGAGAGTTCTTACGGTTCTACCAGCCGCAGCACGTATACCGCCCTTGGCTTCCAAGTAGTCGGCAATATTGCGAACCTTGCTCACACCCTCTGTGATCTCAGGGGCGGCTTCAGTTCCGAACATAATCAGCGAACGTGTGTCACCAAGAAGCTGTCTGTTGTTCTGAAGTAACTCAGCGTTGAACCTTCTGGCTCGTGCAGGAGAGACAAATCCACGAACAAGTTGAGTGCCGAAGTTCTTAGCAGTTGTCCCGAACAAAGCCCCTGGAACTTTAGGGCGAATATTCCGCAGACCGGCTTGAGCGGTCACAGGCAAAAAGTCTTTCCCCATAGCGAGCAAGAACTGAATCAGAAATATTGATGCGTCACCAGAAAGTGCAGCAGTTCGCCCGACTTGGTTCACAGTGTCTATTGCTAGGCGAGTCTTGCCTTGTGGCGCAGATGCTTGAAGATTGTCCAATGCTTTCGACAGATCGTTGACGAAGCGTTCGCCTTCAGTAGTCGTTGGTAGTTGACCCTTGTAAAGACGAGTTTGCGCTTCCTTGAATGTACGAGCATCTACAACCTCCTTGAACTCGTAGTTCGCACGAACCCACTTATCCAACTCTGCTTCAGCCGCAACACGGTACGCCTGCCTGATCTTGAGGCGCACAGTCTCGTCGTATGGCAGTAGAACGAAGCCCTGTTCTCGCAGTTGTTCAGCAGTTCTTACACGGCGCGCTTGCTCAGATGACACTTTTCCCGCAACAGGTCGGTCGGTTGGGACTGGTTCTGCACGAATAATCTCACCAGTCTCAGGGTCTATCTTGGCAAAGACACGGCGAGATCCGAACAATATGTCATCGTCTTCTGTGCGACCAATTACTTTTCCTGACCGCTCGTATAGTTCAGTCGCTTTCTCATCCAGTTCACCAAGCCTGTTCAAGTATTCAGTTTGCTCTGGATTCAGTTTGCGAGCGAACGCAGGGTTTGCCATTTGTTCACGGATTTCGTTCAGTGACAGTCCTGCGAAGTCGCCCTGTCGGAACAATCCTGTTTGAAGATCAAGGTCGGAACCAAACAGAGACTGTCGATCACCAATCTCATTGGCATACGAGAAGATACGGTCAGATTTGAGATTCCCCTCTTCAAGCAAATTGGCATATCCGATAGCCGCTCGCTGACCTGGAGTTGTGGCAGTTAGTGAAGGGTCGAATCCAGTCAGAGGCTTCGGAACGATTAATGAACTTGCTACCTCACCAACACGTCTTGCGACGTTCGGGTTGAACGCAACCTGTAACTGAGTTTCCAAGTCTTGCAGCGGCGGGAAGTCACCACCAGAAGGTCGCACAAAGTCATCAGCAGGTGACGGAACCCGTGGCGGTATTCTTCCAGCCGCATCCGATGGCAGGTCTACAGGTTCTCGTGGAACCGCCTCGATTGGTTCATCGGCGATACGGGTTACTTCATCAGGCACCCTTGGCGGTGGAGCGTCGGCAGCAGCCCTAGCCACGCTAACTGGTGGCTGTATGGCTGTGGTTGGTGGTGTTTGTGCTGTGCGTCCGCCAATGAACTCTCCAATGAGAACATCAATGTCGGCGTCGTCTATTCCGTCTGCCCGTAATTTAGATACAACTCCTTCGAATATCTGGTCGTTGCTCAGCCCAAGATTGCGAAGCCCTGTAGTTGCTTCACGAGCGGCAACAAAATGGGTTACATCAGGGTTTCTTATTGCTTCTTGCCGTGTCTGAGAAAGCAGCCTTTGAATCTTTTCAGGAGAAAGTTTGCCCATACGGTTAGCCAGAACCGTTATAAGCAACCCTGCATCTTCTTCAAATGCAAATGATGCAGACGATTGAAGGTCCTTAAGAGCCTCTTCGGTTACCTCTGGCTGGCTTACATGCCCTCCGATCAACCGCTCTTGCTCTTCTGTAAGCATTTCATCCAGTTCAGCAGACGCTCTCGCAGCCCTTGCCTCGTCTACTGAATCCTGCATTCGGTCAAGACGTTCAAACCTAGCGGCTTCTTCATCTGACCCAAGAATAGATACCAAGCGGCGACGTTCATCACCAGAGGCAATTTCTATCGCTTCGGTGATTTCATCAAACGTAGCATCACGAGGGTCGATAGTCGCAGGGTTTACCCGCCTGTTGATTGATGGCGGCACATCATCAGCAGCCCTAGCAGCCCTGGCAACAACCTGTCGAGCAGGCACTGGGTCTAGCACGTTGCCAACACCGGTGCGCCCGATTGCTTCAGCGGCTTGTTCACCACGGCGCAAAGTGCCTTCCACGACTTCAGCAGCACCACGGCGAGCAGCACTAAGAGGACGAGTTATAAGTCCAACATCACCCACAACAGGGGCGACGTTTAGCGGGTCAATAGCGGCAAGCGCAAGATCACGCTCACCAACTTCAAACAAAGGACGTTGTTCACCAGTGGTTGCGCCTCTGAACCCAGCCAACTGATTACCTAGTGCCTGAATGAATCCAGCAAAACCTTCTCTGCCGGTTTCTTCCTGCCCTATCGGGATTTGTCTTTGTGGAAGAGCCTCATGTGCAGTTCTAAACGCCTCATCAAGAGCCATACCAGAATTACGAGCTTCTTGGAATATGCGGTCAAACTCGGTCTCACGTTGAGTAAGTAGTATCGGCTCACGCCCAAGAAATTCTTCTGGAAGCAATCGCCCTGTCTGTCTTGCAATACCGCCAGCACCAAACATTCCTGACTCTGTAAATTCCTGACCGAATCGACCAGCACCAAGAAGCCCTTGTCCTAGTGGAGTTTCATTGAAGAATGTCTCAGCACGCTGCATTGCGCC